CCGACCACATAATCGGCAGTTCCACCGCTGATGCGGAATTGGTTCTCAATCTGGTCGAAAGTGGTTGTATCGAGGATGTCAGATACCGCAATCTCATCGGTAATCTTGCGAGAAGTGTATGTCGCAGCATTGTATTCTCCAGACTGATCGTAAAGATACGGAACCCACAGCCTGCGCTGAAAATGTATACCCCATGGCGCGCCGGGTTGATGCATAAAACCACCACCAACACTAAATCTTCCACCAAATTCAAGTTGTAAGCTACTACGAGTAGGCTTGATAGCTGTAGCTCCAGTTGTCACCAAGTCGTATGTCATTTGAGACAAGGTTGGGGTTTGATATGTTACAGATGTAGATGCAGCAACAACAAAAGAAAGTTGATTGGAATTTACCCGTGTAAATAAATGGTTTCCATTTAATATGCTGTCAGCACCAGTGAACCCACTAATGTTTGCCCATCCGTTTCCTGCAAATCCATGGGAACTGATCGTAATTGTAATAACCCCGCCAGCGGCCCAAGACGCTGCCGTAGCGTTGACTGGGGTGCCTATTGTATAATATGGCAGCGCAGCAGTTGCAGTGTAAGTAAACGTGTCACCAGAAACACTTGTTACTGTTTGTGTGCCATTCGGCATCGTGCCACCATTCACACCAGTCAAACCTGCAACGGTTATCGAATCGCTTATAGCAAACCCATGACCTTTCACTACAGCCGTAACCGTAGTGCCAGTTTGAGATGCAGACACAATATCTCGTGTGTAGTTTGCAACTGGAGCGAAAAATTGAATTTCAGTTAATGAGGCATTCGTAATAAACAGTTCTTTACCAAGCAATGGTTCAAACTCTGGAATGGTAGTTTCATAAACCACAACAGTATCCCCGTTTTCAAGGGTTAAGTTACCATCAACATTTACTGTGACTAAACCATCTAATGCTTTAACTTTAAGACCATTAGCATTAAAGACTTGTGGTTGAGTATAGGCACCACCGGGAGATAATGTGAAACCATCCGTAGCTACGGCCGAATCAACTCCAAATGTGATTGTCTGACTGGTCGTAAATACATATTGGAAGGTATCCTTATCGACTACTGCCGATACCGCGAAAGTTCCGTTAGCTTGGGTCCCACCCGTCAGTCCAGTAATCGTAATACTTGTCCCAGCAGAAAGACCATGCTCACGCACTCTCATCGTTACAGTTGTAGTCCCAGCTTGGGATGCAGATAAGACGGGCCGACCATTTGGATACCACTCAAGTGCCTGCTGACCATTACGGAACAGCATCACCTTGTCGAAGACCTGAATCATGTCAGTGTCGGTCGAAATAGCCTGACCCGCAGGGTAGGGGATATCCGTGATGTCAAGGGTAGCGAGGTCGATCCTCTTAGCCACGGTGTCCATCGCCACGATGATGTATTCCTTGTTGTTGGTGTTTGGATCACTGAACAAGCAGGATGCCCTTACGTTAGCGTTCGCAGCATCATTGATTGCCATCTGGGACAATGTGCCAGTCCCAGAAACAGCGGTCACCCCGGTCACAGGGAAACTCATTTGGTTGGCATTAACATAGGTTAAGACAACAGAACCATTAGAGTTAGTCCCAGTGAATGACAATCCAGCAACCACCGCGTATCCACTAGATCCAGCACTAAAGCCGTGACTGTTAATTGTAATCGTAACTAGGTTAGCTGCATACGATGCGGCCGAGATAGTCTTGGGGCTGTCAATTAGGTAGAAAGGGAGCTGCAACGGAATCTGACCAGTGGTCAAAGCCGAGGTTAGGTTAAGGACTCCCTTACGGGGTTTCCAATAACCTTCCATACGACCGTTTAAGGACTCCCTCACCTCACCCTCTTGAAGCTGATTTAATTGCAGCCTCTGGTTAACGGCAAAGAACCCACGGTCCGTATCATCTCCGATTGGATCGGATAATCCTGATCCGAATTGGGACATTACAGCGAGTAAGCCAAGATGGTGCCAGAGGTGATCGTGATGCTTGTGATGACACCACCAAAGCCAAATCCTGCCGGTAAGGTAATGCTGGCAAGTGATACGTTAGGGTTAGCACCAGACACTCCAAGGACATTACCTGTCATGCTCGTGATCACAGCGTCAGCCGCAACCAAAACCCAACGAAAGTTTCCCGTGATAGTCTGTGAGCCAGAAGCTGTAACAGCACCCATCTGGCCTTGTAATTGATATGAATCTCCGCGCATAGGAACTCTAGTTGTGCATCAATTGATAATGTGTCAAGAGGAGATCCGTAGACACCCTCTAGATTGCGTCAGGATCGACGTGGGGAGGCTTTTAGGTATTCCGTGGGTGTGAGTGAGGGAATGGGTGTGTGAGGGGTAGAATCGCCATTGCAATATTTTTTAGGAGGGTAGTTGATCGCTAGGAGCTTCGGCCGCAGCCAGTTGGTCGACCCCCTCCCCCCTGCCTTGCTAGACGGTCTCTCTTGCATCACACCGCGTCCGTGGGATAGCTTGGTCACCGGGATCGTCGTGGATGTCGTGCGATGCAAGGCACATTGTGGGGTCAGCACGGTTATGTTCCTTTCCCTTCCTTTCCCTTCCCTTCCCTTCCCCTTAACACGGAATGCAAAGCTGTAAAGTTTCCCTTAACACGGAATTCAAAGTCGAAAACACGCGTGAGGCACGCGTCGCAGAATTGAAAACACGCGTCGCAAAGTTGAAAACACGCGTCGCAGAATTGAAAACACGCGTCAATTTTGCATGGATCTTAACAAAAAGTGCTGAAATATCTGACGGATCGCAGCAATCCCTTACGCAGTATAGAAACTAAACGATCGTTCTATTTGGTATTATGTATGTTGTAACAAGTAGAGTGATTACAATGTAAAGAATTGTTTAAAATCTTCACATTATGTAAAGCCCGGCTTGACCTAGCACGCAATAGTTAAACGATCGATTGAAATGTGAGGTCAGGCGCGGTGTAGATTTTATTTTCGAAGCTCCAAGCGATTCCATCCCATCTCTCATCCCATCCTATCCCAATACCCTCTCAATTGCACCACAATGCCCTGTAGCAGCTCTTACCCTTAATCCCTACTCCATACTCCATATCTACCCAAACCCCTCTCACAATCGATCCTCGTGCCTTTTGAGTAGAAAGCTGGGCAAGAAGAAACCCCATGAGAGTTATCCCATGGGGTTTTGTTGCCTAGTTGAGGTGATCAGTTGATCTTGAATAGCCCATTCTTACCTTGGTTCCATTGTTCGCAGTTGAAATGCTTCACAGCCTCGATCCAGAGGCGTTTGGCAGCTACCCTGCCGGACAAGGCGGATTGCATGGTGTCGCCATTGGAAGCCTCAAGCTTAACTCTGAACTTGCCCTCTGATGGGAGAATGGTTGCCTTGGTTACTTTGATCTTGCGAGTGTCAACGCTGCGATTGAATCCGAATTCATTACCTACGGAGATCATGTTGAGTGATACGTCGAGAGGAGCGAAGTCGAAGTCTGATTTGTCTGAACGATAGATGAGTTGCATTTAGGTAGTTGGTTGGTTGGTTGCGTTAGCTCAGCTAACTGAAAAGAAATTAACACAATAATCCCCCATGTCTATATTTATTTTTCAAAATAAATCATTTTGTTCTGTAGTCCTTATTCTATAAGCAAAAAAAACCCCAAAGAATTACTTCAATGGGGTCATTTCCGTGTTCCCGGGACATCCAATGCTATTGGATCTCCCTGATCTCTGCATCCTCGCAGCTTGCAGCCCAGAGTAATCTGGACAGTGCCGATCTAGCCTCCTCGATGGAGTTGGCCTCGGTGGTGGCGATGGAGACTGACTCTCCTGACTTGGTCTTAGCGATTGCTTCGTATGTCTTCATAAGTGTGATTAGATTGTATCGATCCCGGTGTCCTCGTCCTCGATCCCGGACACAGCCATGTTGAGGACTGATATCACCTCGTGGATGTTATACAGGTCCGTGGATGGTATCCAAGACTCGATGTAAGCGAGGATCTCAGCCGTGCTGTAGAGCTTCTCTTCTGGTGGGTTGTCTGGTGGCGCTGTGTAGCGTGTGAGGTCTTCGTCTAGTGGCATAATGTTATTGGTTTAGTAGTTATTTTATATCGTAAACGAAGGTGCATTTCCCGGCCGTGTTCTTATAGAAAGCTGTCCCTTCCTCTAGAGCGTTCTTGATCTTCAGAGCGAACGGTTTTAAGACTCCTTTATATTTCGTGCGAATCGTTTTGTCATGGTATCGACGGCCTTCATACATTATCACCTTTGCTCCGGCAATATCTTTGAGTTGCTTGAAATTGCTTGCCTTGTAGATCGTGCCACCATGTCCGTATTCCTTATCAGCATAGCTCACTACTATCCCTTTTCCCCAGTCTTTGCGTAACAAGCGCAAGCTTCGACCTATGAAGAAACTCTCAGCGTTTCGAGGAGTGTCGTCAATGCAACAAAGCCTACGCAACTCAATTACATTCTTGGGTTCATCTGAAAATCGTTTCCATTGGTTAGCCATTGCCATTCTACCGTAGAACATTGCACCAACCATTGAGTTCTCCACATCAAATAAAGCATAACAATAGTCAGCAATACATCCGTTAATGTTTCCAGAGTAATGATTGGTTTCGATAAAATCTCGAACCTCGTCGCGGTTTACCTTCCTGACCGTCCAATTTTGAAGTGCCATTATAATTCTAGTTGATTGGTTATTTGGTGATTTGTTGCCACATAGCTATTGCCAGTGAGATCAATGCTATGAGCCAGAGCGTGCCGATGCTGAAGATATCGATGATCGATACCACAGTCCGAAACAGTTTTCTTTTGGGGTGCATTTTCATAGGATATTTTCGATGAGGGTCATGATCCAAGGCACGAGCTTGTTGTCGATGTAAGCCGGGGCGATGAATACTAATGTGGCTATGGGGTATGAGATGATGTGTTTCATGGTGGTTGGTTGGTTTGTCGCAGGGGTAGAACCTGCTGGTTTGGGATTAGACTTTGTAGAACGATGCGACTCCGTTGTATTCAACTTCGTGTTGATAAATTTTTCTTGCACCCCAAGTTTGAAATGTGGTGATGATATTCATAGGCGTTTCATTAGAAATATCTTCGATTTTACCTTGAACTGATGACCAGTAGTTGTGGCGTTTTACAGGATATGCCATTCCGTCTTTAACTACCCATTCATCGCGTGACCATTTGTGTGACCAGTTGCGACCTGTGTAAATAGTTTCTCCATTAGGGATTGTTGCGTTCATATTGTTAATTGGTTTGGTTTGGTTTGGTTTGTCGCAGGGATAGAACCTGCTTGTTTGATTTATTTAGTAGGCGAAGGCTTCAATGTTTCTTTCTGATGACATTTGATTGATCATCTTTTTAATTGCTTTGCGACCTTCTTTATTTTTTTGAATTAACGGGTTAGTAATGCACAAGGTCATTTTGTCGATAACAGCTAATGAGAAAGGACGATTATCTAGTGAGCTAATGAATGGCGAAAAATTCTGAAGAATTGGAATATCGCAATTATATACGAACATTACTTCTCCATCTTCAGTAACAAACGCTTGAGTTACATTGAGATCTGTTTCTCTAATCTTGGATTTAGCTGCACTGACATTATATGAAAGGTCGATATTAGCTGCGGTAACTGCATCTGAAACACTGGAGTGGCGTGAGCGGATTTGAATAGTAGTCATATGTTTGGTTGGTTTGGTTGGTTGGTTTCGCGTTAGCGATATGAAGAAGTTACCAGATTATTCCCCAATGTATATATTTATTTTACTAAATAAATCATTTTGTTCTGTATCCCTTATTCTATATAGGAATTTAGGCACAAAAAAGCCCCAGAGATTGCTCTCTGAGGCGTATTTTTAAGGCTCAATCGTCTCGGCAAACAGCGATATCTTAGGTTTATATTTCATCTCCCACTGCATCCGTTTTACTGCTCGTTGAATCATCAATCTGAATCCTTCGTGATCGTTTCCGCGTAGCAGTGAGAGTTCCG